TCGGTATCAAAACTTAATAAATCTTGATGTAAAAAACCAATCGTTGTTTCTCTCCCTTTTTCTACCGTGCCAGCACTAAGCCTGAACTGGCCTACTAAAATTTTTAATAATGTAGATTTTCCGGTATTAGGCATAGATAATAAAGGTAATAAAAAAATAATGAAACCAGGGAAGAATTACAAGTTCCCTGGTAACGTTGTTTTAGAAATACCCATGAAGAAACAAAGTTTATATAATAGAATATTTAAAAAAATAGCAGGTGGGAGGTAAGGTATCTCACGAGTCTCATAAGCTCGCTTAAGCTGGTTCGACTCCAGTACGTTGCTACTAAACAATAAAATTAAATAAAATGAAAAAAGCAAAAGCAAAACAAATTAAGAAAGAACAATTAGAAAAAATTGTATCACAACAAAAAGATTTAGGAACATTGTTAACAAACTTAGGTGTATTAGAAGCTCAAAAGCATTCTATATTACACCAGGTTGCTGATCTTAACAAAGACATCGAAGATTTTAAAGGTGTTTTAGAATCTGAATATGGAGCTATCAATATTAATTTAGAAGATGGTAGTTACGAAGATATTGAAACACCACCAACTGATGACTAATAATGTTATAAGAAAGATAAGCATTGGTGCAGATTATAAAAATGAAGCAATGCATTATTCTATAGGACAATCTGTTTATGGAGGTCATGAAATTGCTTATATTAAATTAGACAATGAAGATCATTCGTATAACATATATATAAAAAAAGGAGATGAAGTAATGCCGTGGAAGAAGTTTAATTCTAACATGGCTATATCTGTTGAATATGATTTAGAATACTAATGAGAAGTGTATTTGATTTTATCGTAAAGCCGATAGGTGATAGATACGATAATAAAATTGACGTAGAAGGAAAAGAACTTATACTAAATACAAAAATAGAAAGTTTTAAATCTGTGAATAATTTAGCGGAGGTTGTTGCAATCCCGCTAGCTTATTCTACTAATATAAAAGTAGGTGACAAGGTTATAATACATCATAATGTTTTTAGAAGATTCTATGACATTAGAGGTAATCAAAAAAACAGTAGATCTTACTTTATGAATGATTTGTACTTTTGTGGTGCAGATCAAATATATTTATATAAAACACAAAATGAAAAATGGAAGTCATTTGGAGATAGATGTTTTATAAAACCACTTAAGAATACAGACTATTTAAGCTTACAAAAAGAGCAGAACCTTATTGGTATACTAAAATATGGAAACAGCACCTTAGATGAGCTTAAAATAAGCGAGGGAGACTTAGTCGGATATACTCCATTTGGAGAGTTTGATTTTATAGTTGACGGACAAAGATTGTATTGTATGAAATCTAATGATATTGTAATTAAATATGAATATAAAGGAAACGAAACAGAATATAATCCTAGCTGGGCACAAAGCAGTACTTGAGTTAATAAAAGTTGCTGAAGAAGCTATTATAGAAAATGGTGAAGATGATTTATCTGCTGATAAATTAAAAAATGCGGCAGCAACTAAAAAACTAGCTATATTTGACGCTTTTGAAATATTAAGTAGAATACAAGAAGAAGAAAAACTATTAATTGATGTTGAAAAAGAAACTGAGACTAAAGTTTTTAAAGGTTTTGCAGAAGGGAGATCTAAGTAATGTACGAGCAAAGTTTATACAAAATAGTAGATGCTCATATAAAACCTAGCGTTTTAAAACAAAACAACCGTCTTAAAAAATGGAAATATGGGTATGATAAGGATTATGACATGGTTGTTATTAGTAAGACTGGAAAGATTGGTGAGATACTTGAAATCCAAGACTTAAAAATAGCATTACCATTAGCAGAAGATACTTACTCTAGATCTAATAAAAAAGAAGATCAATATTGGGAACAAATGGAGTTTCCAAAAGAAATAAGTAAAATAAAAAGCACATTCGATTGGAATAGACAACCAGAGGTTTTTAAAGACAGATGGTATGACTATATAGACAATGAGTTTAAATACAGAGAAGAAGGTTTATTCTTTTTTAATAACGGAAAACCTACTTATATAACAGGCACACATTACATGTACTTACAATGGAGCAAGATAGATATTGGTGCTCCAGATTACAGAGAATCAAACAGATTGTTTTTTATATTCTGGGAAGCTTGCAAAGCAGACCCAAGATGTTATGGTATGTGTTACCTTAAAAACAGACGTTCTGGATTTTCTTTTATGTCTTCTTCAGAACTAGTAAACTTAGCGACTATATCTAGTGATTCTAGATTTGGTATTCTATCAAAGTCTGGAGCAGATGCTAAGAAAATGTTTACAGATAAAGTAGTTCCAATCTCAATTAATTATCCTTTCTTTTTTAAACCTATCCAAGATGGTATGGATAGACCTAAAACAGAATTAGCATATAGGATTCCAGCATCGAAACTAACAAGACGAAAGTTAGATTCTAATGAAACGTTAGAAGAACTTGAAGGATTAGATACTACGATTGACTGGAAAAATACTGGAGACAATAGTTATGATGGTGAAAAATTAAAACTATTAGTACATGATGAAAGTGGTAAATGGGAGAGACCAGATAATATATTAAATAACTGGCGTGTTACTAAAACAACGCTTCGATTAGGTAGTAGAATTATTGGTAAATGCATGATGGGTTCTACTTCTAACGCTTTAGACAAAGGTGGTGACAATTTTAAAAAATTATACTATAACTCTGATGTTAGAAAAAGAAACCGCAATGGACAGACTAGTTCAGGATTATATAGTTTGTTTATACCTATGGAGTGGTCCTACGAGGGATTCATTGATACTTATGGGTTACCTGTATTCGATAGTCCAGAAAAACCAGTTAAAGGCGTAGATGGTAACTATATAGAATATGGTGTTATAGAACATTGGCAAAATGAAGTAGATGGTTTAAAATCTGATCAAGACGGTTTAAACGAATACTACAGACAGTTTCCAAGAACAGAACAACACGCATTTAGAGATGAAGCAAAACAATCTTTGTTTAATCTTACAAAAATATACGAACAAATAGATTATAATGAAGACTTAAGAAACACTAATGTTGTAACAAGAGGTAGTTTCCAATGGGAGAACGGTATACAAGATACAAGAGTTATATTCTATCCAAACAAAGATGGTAGATTTTTAGTCTCTTGGATTCCTCCAGTACATCTTCAGAATAATATTTTATATAAAAATGGAGTTAAATATCCAGGTAACGAGCATTGTGGTGCTTTTGGATGTGACTCTTACGATATATCAGGAACAGTAGACGGAAAAGGATCTAATGGTGCTTTAAGCGGTTTAACTAAGTTTTCAATGGAAGATGTTCCACCAAGTAGTTTCTTTTTAGAATATATAGCTAGACCACAAACTGCTGAGATATTCTTTGAAGAAGTATTAATGGCATGCGTGTTTTATGGTATGCCAATATTAGCAGAGAATAATAAACCTAGATTACTTTTTCATTTTAAAAGAAGAGGTTATAGAGGTTACTCAATGAACAGGCCAGACAAAACTTGGAATAATTTATCAGTAACAGAAAAAGATATTGGAGGTATTCCAAACTCAAGTAAAGATGTTATACAAGCACACGCTGCTGCAATAGAATCTTACATAGAAGAATTTGTTGGATTAAAAGAAACAGGGTATGGTGATATGTATTTTAATAAAACATTAAACGACTGGGCTAGATTTAACATAAACGATAGAACAAAATTTGATGCTTCTATTAGTTCTGGTTTAGCAATAATGGCATGTAACAAACACAAATACACTCCATCTGCTCCTTCTATTCAAAGAGTTTATGATTTAGGAATTAAGAAATATGATAACACAGGTTCTTCATCAAAAATAAATAAGTAAATGAAAGTATACACAAATACAAATAGTGCATTCCCAAGTCAGGTAGTACCTGATTCTGTAAAGGCTTCGGAAGAATACGGTCTGCAAGTCTCTCGCGCTATAGAACAAGAATGGTTTGATCAAGGTAGAACTACACAGAACAGATACTCTTCTAATTGGAATAACTTTCATCAATTAAGATTATACGCAAGAGGAGAACAATCTGTACAAAAATATAAAGATGAACTATCTATAAACGGTGATTTATCTTATTTAAACATCGACTGGAAACCAGTTCCTGTTGTATCTAAATTTGTAGATATAGTTGTTAATGGAATGTCTCAAAAGACTTACGATATAAAAGCATACGCACAAGATCCAGAATCTTTAAAAGCAAGAACTTCTTACGCTCAGTCTATATTAAGAGATATGTATTCTCAAGATTTAATAAACACAGCAAAAGAATTAACAGGAAAAGACTTTAATGCTTCTCCTCTTCCACAAGACGAGTTACCAGAAACAAAAGAAGAATTAGACCTACACATGCAATTGTCTTATAAGCAATCTATAGAGATAGCTGAAGAAGAAGCAATAAACAACGTTCTAGCTGCTAATAAATGGGATTTAACTAGAAGAAGATTAAACTACGATTTAACTGTATTAGGTATTGCTTGTGTTAAAACAAGTTTTAATGTTAGTGAAGGAATACAAACAGAATATGTTGATCCAGCTTATTTAGTTTATTCTTACACAGAAGATCCAAACTTTGAAGATATTTATTATGTTGGAGAAGTTAAAGCAGTCACGATACCTGAATTAAAGAAACAATTCCCACGCTTATCAGAAGAAGAGTTGTACAAAATACAACAAATGCCAGGTAATAGACAATATATAACTGGTTGGGGTAATTATGATGAAAACACTGTTCAAGTTTTGTATTTTGAATACAAGACATATATGAATCAAGTGTTTAAAATAAAACAAGGTGAAAACGGCTTAGAAAAAGCTATTGAAAAAACAGATGATTTTAATCCACCACCAAACGATAACTTTGAAAGAGTATCAAGAACTATAGAAGTATTATATACTGGAGCCAAAATATTAGGTACAGACATGATGATAGAATGGAAACTATCTGAAAATATGACAAGACCTTATGCTGATACTACTAAGGTAGAAATGAATTATGTTATATGTGCTCCTAGAATGTACAAAGGAAGAGTTGATTCTTTAGTTAATAGAATAACTGGTTTCGCAGATATGATTCAATTGACACATTTAAAACTACAGCAAGTTATGTCTAGAATAATACCTGATGGTGTTTTCTTAGATGTTGATGGTTTAGCTGAAGTTGATTTAGGTAACGGTACTAATTATAATCCAGCAGAAGCACTTAACATGTATTTCCAAACTGGTAGTATAGTTGGTAGGTCAATGTCACAAGATGGTGGTTTAAACCAAGGAAAAGTACCTATTCAAGAATTGTCTAGTTCTTCTGGTCAAGCAAAAATAGCAGCGCTTATACAAACTTATCAGTATTACTTACAAATGATAAGAGACGTAACCGGGTTGAATGAAGCAAGAGATGGAAGTGCTCCAGAAAGAGATGCACTAGTAGGTATTCAAAAGATGGCCGCTAACGCGTCAAACACAGCTACTAAACACATTTTGCAAGCTAGTATGTATTTAACTCTTAGAGCGTGTGAGAACATATCTCTTAGAATTGCTGATTGTTTAGATTTTCCACTTACAGCAAAAGTTTTAGAACAAAGTATAACAACATATAACGCATCTACATTAAAAGAAATAAAAAGTTTAAATCTTCATGATTTTGGTATATATTTAGAATTAGAACCAGACGAAGAAGAGAAAATGATGCTAGAGCAAAACATACAAGTTGCTTTACAAAGTGGTACTATAGATTTAGATGACGCTATTGACATAAGGCAAATAAAGAACTTAAAACTAGCTAATCAACTTTTAAAACTTAGAAAAACTAAGAAACAGAAGATGGTACAAGAGCAACAAATGGCAAACATAAACGCTCAAGCTCAAGCTAATCAACAAACAGCACAACAAACAGCATTGTTTGAAGTTCAAAAACAACAAGCATTAACACAAGAAACAATAAACGTAGAAAGAGCAAAAGCTAATTTTGCAATTGAAAAACTACAAACAGAAATGCAATTAAAGCAACAACTGTTAGAACAAGAGTTTCAATATAACA